GCTGGTGTGGGCAACAATTTTTTACTGGGGGACGGTTCCTGAAAAAGAGAAAGCCCGAAAGTTAGACAGCGCTTTGCCTGCCATTATAGCCGATACGCTCGCCTATATCGTTTATTCGGATATGGACGATATAGCGGTCGAGGGCGAAAAAGGCAGAGCGGCATTTGAGGATATATCGCAGAACACGGACTTTACCGCACTTGTCGGAAAGGCAATAGTAGATACGCTCGTTGAGGGTGACGGCGCTTTCAAGATTTCGGTCGATGATACGCTGTCCTTAACGCCTATTGTTGAATTTGTGGGAGCCGACAAGATTGAATATCGCTATCTGAGGGGTGTCCTGACAGAAGTTATATTTCGCAGTGCCCACGAAGACGGCAACAGGATATATCAGCTTGAGGAGCATTACGGCAGAGGTTACATTGAAAGCCGATTGTACGACCACAGCGGTCACGAGGTGAGCCTTGACAGTGTTTCTTGCCTTGCCGGCATAGAACAACGAGTAGAGTTTGCCGGGGATTATATAATGGCTGTACCGCTGAAGTTTTACGCTTCTAAGAAATATCCGGGCAGGGGCAAGAGTATATTCGACGGCGGTAAATCCGATTGTTTTGACGCTCTGGACGAGGTTATCTCACAGTGGTGGGACGCAATCAGAATGGGACGTGTGAAGCAGTACATACCCGATAATATGATACCACGCAATGCCGAGAACGGCTCGGTCGGAAAGCTCAACCAGTTCGGCAACAATTACATCACGATAAGTCAGCCGTTGCAGGAGGGCGTTACCCCGAAGATTGAGGTAGTCCAGCCCGACATAAAGTATGACGCATTTGTATCATCGTATACAAACTGCCTGCTGATGTGCCTGCAAGGACTTGTATCGCCTGCGACACTCGGTATTGATGTCGGCAAGATGTCAAGTGCGGACGCTCAGCGAGAGAAGAAGGACGTTACGGGCAACACCCGGAACACAATAACGACAGCGCTTGAAAAGGCTCTGCCTGAGCTTGTGTCGGCTGTATTAAAAACATACGACAATATGCAGGGCAAAGCACCCGAAGAATATGAGGTAAGCGTTGATTTTGGTGAATATGGCGCACCCGACTTTGACAGTCGTGTAGAAACGGTCGGCAAGGCAAGTACCTACGGCATTATGTCGGTCGAAACGCAGGTCGAGGAGCTGTGGGGCAGTTCTAAAGAGGACGAATGGAAAGCCGGTGAAGTCAAGCGTATAATGCAGGAAAAGGGGCTTGCCGATGGTGCGACATCTGCGGTAGGTGATGAGCTTGCTTAGTTTCAGAGATATTGCAAGGATATTTGAAGAGATAGAGCTAAGGCTCATTGCTTCGCTGAAACGCAATCTTTCACGGCACAAAGCTGAAGAAGAAAAAGAAGGCTTTGAATGGTCTGCGTGGCAGGCTGAAAAGCTCAATAACATTGACAATTTCCGCAAGGAGAACGCTCAGATAGCGGACGAATATGTAGATGTTATTGACGATGAAACCCGACAGCTTATGACGGATCAGTTTCACGAGGGAGAGCATACAGCGGAGCAGTCGGTCATTGATGTTTCGGAAAGCGGCGTCAATGTTCCCGATGTTCCGGCACAGCCTCAGCCGCCCGAAGCGCCGACAGCTATACCGGATGATCACTTTTTCGGGGTCAACAAGCCGAAGATGGATAAGCTGATGGAAGACGTAACAACGCTTGAAAAGACCGCCCTTACCGCCGCTGTGCGTAATATGGACGATGTTTACCGCACAACGCTGAACAAGGTACAGCTTATGATGGGCACAGGCTCAATTACGCTTAATGAAGCAATCGACCTTGCAACAAGGGACTTCCTCGACAAAGGCATAAACTGCATTGGATACGCAGATGGCAGGCGAGTTAATATTGCCGATTATGTGCGTATGGCGCTCAGAACAACGTCCACAAGAGCAACATTGCAGGGGGCGGCTAAACGCTTTGCGGAGCTTGGATATGACACTGTGCTTATATCGCAGTACGGAGGCTGCTCAGAAACCTGCGAGCCGTATCAGGGCAAGGTTTACATAGACGATGTGTTTACCGTATGGAACGGCGAGAGAAGCGGCGACTTCGGCAAGTCAAACTACTGCGACAAGTGGTTTATGCTGTTGTCTGTGGCAATCCGAGGCGGGCTGTTCCACCCTAACTGCCGTCATACTATGGGGCAGTACATAGAGGGGCTTACAAAGATACCTCAGCCGATTCCTGCCGAGAAGATACGGGAACAGCGAGAGCTCGAAGAAAAGCAACGGGCTATGGAGCGCAAGATAAGAGCGCTCAAACGCAAGGCAGAAGGCACGCAGGATGAGAAGAAGGTCAAGGAGTATAAGCGTAAGCTCCGAGAGGAACAAGGCAAGCTCAGAGAATTTATCAAAGAGCATGACGATGTTCTCCGCAGAGATTATTCAAGAGAGAAGATCTACAGCGGTAAGGGTGAGCCGAAGCAGACAGCCCCGAGAACGGAAGAAGCGCCTGTTAAAGCTACCGATACCGAAAGCAAAAATCCTGTTCCGACAGATAAAGAGCCTAATATTCTTCAGCCGGATAATAACGTTTCTAAGCCGGATAATAACGAAAACACTATGAATTTTGTACAGCCTGAGCCTATAAAGCCTGTTCAGAGTAACGAAGACACAGACGATACGCCGACTGCGGTTGTGCCTGATGAATCCGATGAAACTGCCAAAACGACAGAAAGCATACAGGAAACTGTAAAACAGCCTGTTGAAACAGCGACAGACAGCGAAGAAGACGTACAGAATTTTACAGACGATACTGTTGACAATTCGGATGAAAGTGATATAATAGAAATAAGGCAACTTGCGCAGAAAAATGAATTTGATTACCGAGATTATGAAGAGGTTATTGACGAAGAAAGCGTTGATAGTTTAAAGAAATATGTCAAAGAAGAAATGGGAATTTCATATATTGCTGGCATAGATAAACTAAAAAACGGTCATGTTGTGGGTGAGGTACTTTCAACTATTAAGGCACTTTCTGATAAATATGGTGAGTGTTTCAGTAGAATAAGTTTACGTTACTACGGTAATGAAAGGACAGCCGCAGAAACAATAGGAAAAGAATTAGCCCTTAACATTGAATATATGAATCGACCTGATGCTTTAAGAGCAGTTTTAAACATATGGGAAAAGCGTAATTTTATACCGAAAGGCTGTAACACAATTCAGTATGTTGGAAAGCATGAGTATTTTCATTTGCTCTATTCAGACGATATTGCAAATCAAAATTCTAAAATCAATACTTTGATAAGAAGATATAAAAATGAAGGTGGAAAGCCTGTTTCAGAAAATTCACTTGTGGACAATCATGAGTTTATATCTGATTTGTTAGCCTCTACGATTTTAGATGCTAAAGCTAAGAAACTTATGGAACGAATAATAAAGTTGAAAGAAGGTTAACTATGTTGAAAGAAAATAAATGCGCTTTGTGTAAACATTTCATCTTTGATAGAACATGGATTAGAAAATGTAAAGCGTATCCAAATGGCATACCCGATGATATTTTTGATGATAACAGTGTTAACAAAGACTGCAAGTCGCAAATTTGTAATTTCGAGTATAAATCCGATAACGATTAACCGCCCACAGCAGTGAGCGGTTTTGTTATATCCCGTTTTGAAAGGAGTAAGCAATGCGGATTATAATCAGAGTGAAAGAAGATACATTCCACACTGGTAAGGTATCCGAAGAAAAAACAGACCCACCCGTGATTGAGTACATCGACAAAGACGGGTGGGTAAGGAGAGCCAAGCTGTCAGAGCTTGATAAGTTTCCTCAGTTTACAGGTAAGGATAGAACTTTTCTAAAAAGCGTATTATCGCTCATAAACGGCTGAATTTTAACACAAACTTAATAATTTTACCGCCCCTTTTGGAGCGGTATTTTTATATCAAAAATCAGAAAGGAAGAACTACAATGGAACTTAAAGACACGGTTGCACTTATGGCAAGTGCTGACTACAAGGAGCGGTTTAAGGCCGAATATTATCAGCTTGTAATTCGTTTCAAAAAGTTGCAGACAATGCTTGAAAAGTGGGATAAGGGCAAACTTGATTTTACGCCCACTTGTCCGAAAGCCGTTTATGCTTTTCAGGTTAAAGCAATGAGCGAATATATCACAAGTCTTGAGGTAAGAGCGGCTATCGAGCACATTGAATTGTAAGAGGTGGTTATTATGACTACAAGAAAATACCGCAAGAAGCCTGTTGTTATCGAAGCATATCAGACAGACAAGAAAATGATAATACACACGCTTGAGGGTGATATGAAAGCCTCTGTGGGTGATTACATCATAACAGGAGTAAACGGCGAACAGTACCCCTGCAAGCCCGATATTTTTGAAAAAACCTATGAACCTGTTGGGAATATATCGGAATGAAGCACCTTAACGGGTGCTTTTTTCATACACAAATTTAAGAAAGCGAGGAAAAGCAATGGAACCCGAAAGGAAAACTCCCGAAGAGGAGAAGAAGCCCGACGCTCCCGCAGCGGAGCAGAAGGACGAGCCAAAGCCCGAAGAGAAGCCCGCCGAAAACAAGCAGACGGACGATAACGGTACGGCAGAGAAGACACCGGTAATAAACAAACAAACCGCATAAAAATGCGGTTTGAAAGAAATATGGTCGAGGTGACAAGAATTATAAAAGCTGTTTTCTGTATATTCGCAGGAAGTGTTTAAATTGCTATTAAAGCCTTATGCAGTGCAGATTCACGGACTTTTAATTGCTGAAACATTTCGGGTCGTTTTTTCTTAAATGACAAAAAATCGTGTACAAATCGTGTACAGATATTACTTGATATTATTAAGAATGCTCACCGCCCGTTCCTCTTCTCGTGGGTACAGGTGGGCGTATGTTTGCCATGTTTGTTGAACGTCCGCATGACCGAGTCGCCGTGCAATTTCCTGTATGTTGATGCCTTCATTAATCAACAGGGTAGCGTGGGTGTGGCGGAAGTCGTGTATTCTTATATGCGGAAGCTCAGCAAGTGCAGCGTATCTTATATTGTGTGTGTCAAGCGAAGCGTCGGGCAGGTAACTGATACCGCCGCAAACCCTATAATCTTCAGTAAAGTTTTTATCTGCTTGCTGACGTTTCTTGTGCTCGTCGAGTATTTTCAACAGTGGCAGAGGTATTTGTAGTGAACGATACGACGATTTGTTCTTAGGCGGGGTTTCTGTTATCTTGCCTTTTATTTTCTGTGATATGGAGCGGCGGATATTAAGTGTATTACCCGTTATATCGGACCATTTCAGCGCATTGATTTCACCTTTGCGTGCACCGGTGTAGAAAGCAATGGAGAAAAACACATAGTACCCCCATTCGGTAATTGTGTCTTTTTCTTCACACATTTTCTTGACAACGCTTATATATTTCAGATACTGATCGGCTGTGTAGTAATGTAGCTTGTCCTCCGGTGTCTCAAAATACACCTCCTTAAAATTGCCCACAGCTAAAAGCGGATTTTTAGGCAGGTAGTCCATTTTTACAGCATAATTCAGTAGAGCTCTGAGTTCGCCGTAATAATTCTGTAATGTTTTGAGCTTATATCCTTTTTCGGATAGTATGTTCTTCCACTTCTGAAGCTGAGCTGTGTTGAGTTTGTTTAATTTAATATCAAACAGATACGGCTTTACAGAGGCGTTTATATTATCGTTGATCTTTGCAAGCGATGTTTCTCTCACTTCGCCCTTTTTCGTGATGTAATATTCGGCGTACAGCTCTTCCAAAGTCATAGAAGATACAGGTGCTTCCTTCGATTTTGAATAGGCACTCATCAGTTCGGCTTCAAGCTGTTTTGCTTCTGCCGCTCCGTAAGTGATACGGGTAAGCTGACGTGCTACACCGGTCCTGTCAATATAGTTTATGCGAACTCTGTATTGTTGCAAACCGTCTTTTTTTACGCTTGTTTTGTATATCGGCATTTTAACACCTCCTAATTTATTTATTTCAATCCACGCCCTCAGAGGAGGGCGACATTACCACCCTGAATATCACTTTCAGCAAGGCAAATTTCAATCCACACCCTCATACAAAGGGCGACTATCGCTAAGGTCGTGAAATGCTACCTTAGCGGTTCTTTATTGTTTTGCTTTCCTTGGCCTATAAACATAGCCTCTTTGTATTTTTTCACGCACATCGGCTAATGCGGCTTTACATCTATTACGGACATCCTCGGTTACATTTTCATCTTCAATTGTTTTTAGATAATATTCTTCTGCGGATTTTGTATCAATTTTTACATAAACGTCACCGATTCTTATATAATCACTTGAGTTTGTACCTGCGTCTACTTCGATACACTTTTTAAGCATTTGTATTGCTTTGTCAAATTGGTACTCAGCATCGTATATATTGGCAAAAGTTGAGTAGAGATGCCACTTTGAATATAACACCGCACCAATGCGGTTAGTTATCGGTGGCAAATCTGTAGGGGATTCTAAAAATAATTCCCAATACTTTATAGCCAATGGACGCTCTGCCGCATGCATACGTGCGTATGTAGTAGCAACGGCTAAAACGTCTAACGGCTCACGTGAATTGTTATAAACACTTAAAATGAAATTGTTAAGAAATCGTCTACAGTTGCCTAAGACACATTCGGAGGAGCTGCTCATATAAATCAATCGCTCTTTGGAACCAACCTTTGTGTAAGCTTTTTGTAGGAAATCTTCGATAAAGTCACTTTCATCTTGCGATAAATCAAATTTTGATTTACAGCTGTCACATACTAAAAACTCGTTGCGCACTTTTTCGGTTTTACAAAGCAGACAATGCTTTGTCATAATGTTGTCAATCATATATTTGAAAGGTGCAGATCCCTTATAATACGTTGTGTTTTTAGTCGCCGTAAGGGCTTTTGCGGCAAGGTCATATCTGCCTATTTCATTTAGTGTTTCAATCAGTTCAATGTATATCGAGGCATTATCGGGTTGCATTTTAAGAAGCCTGGTATAAGTGTTGATTGCCTCAGCAGGATTATTACCGTTTTTGTATAATTCCGCAAGCATAAAGAGCATTTGCATTTTTGTATAAAAAGGATTGCTGTAATTACCGTCTATGTATGATTTTAATAATTCTGCGGCTTTGCTGTGGTTTTCTCCGAGATTTTTATATATGATAGCCAAAGCAAGTTTGTCGTGTGCGTTGTTGCTTGTCTTGCATTTTTCAATGACTTCGTTCAACTCGCTTTCAGTATCATCTAAATATTCCTTGTCAAATGAGCTTACGCCTTGTGCAAATTTGACATTATCGTATAAATGGTCAGGATCATGGATTTCATACTGTTTTTGTTTTAAAAATTTAATCCACTCCGATGGAGCAGGGGTGATGGTGTGTATTCCGTCATTTTCGTATTTTAATAACGGCTTAACATTCATTATTGCAAACTCGATAGCCGATAGCGTAACAGAAAAGCAGTCATTGCCTGACATAATGGCTTCTTTTGCATTTTCGATAGCATTTTCAGCAACTAAAATACGTTCCTTAAATTCATTACGTTCCATTTTCACCTCGTTATTTCAAACGCTTAATAACAGCGACTGCTTTTCCGATTATCCTTATAGTTTCAAGTTCTTCATTTAAATATACGAAAGGTGAATATCGGGGATTTTCGGCTTGTAATACGAGTTTATTTTCGCCCTTGTAATAGTATACACGCTTTAATGTAGCTTCATCATCTATAATAACAGCCGCTATTTCTCCGTTTTCAACAATAGGAGCTTCCCGAATAAGAACGGTGTCTCCGTTTTCAATGCCCGCATTTATCATACTATCGCCCTGAGCTGTAAGACAGAAGTCCGCTCCATAGCTCTCGTCTACTTCAACGTATGTTTCGTGCTCTTCGTCGGCGAATATCGGTTCTCCACAAGCAATTTTGCCAAGCATGGGGAGTTTTATTTTCTTGACAGGTTTAATATTTGAATATTTTGAAACGTCTATTTCATCTTCGCTTGCTGACATTTCTTCGCCTGTGATAAGGGAAACCGGGTTCATTTCTAACACTTTTGCAAGTTTTGAAATTTTATCTCTTTTCATATTAGAAATAAAACCGTCCTCCCATTTTTTTACTGTGCTTTTACTGACACCTACGGCATTACCTACTTCTTCAAGTGTTAAGCCGAGTTCAGTACGTTTTTTATTTATAAGTTCACCTATATTCATATAAGATAACCTCCTTGCTTGGTTTTCTTTATTATATCATGTGAGTTTCAAAAATGCAACTATTTTTTCCAATTTAGGCTAAAAAGTTTCCTAAAGGGGTTGACAGGTTACATATTTTGTGATATACTCAAAGTGTCCTAAAGGAAACAGAAAGGAAGTGATAAGGTGAATGTTAATGATTTATATGCTGAAATCGCAAGGTGTGGATTAACTGTTCCCAAACTTGCAGAACGCATAAAGCTGGATAAAAAAACGCTGTATTCTCGTTTGAAAGGCGAAACATCGTTTAAACAGCCGGAAATAGCAAAGATTTCAGAAGTCCTTGATTTATCTAAGGATAAGATATTCGCTATTTTTTTTGCCGATTCAGTTTCCTAAAAGAAACTGCCACAACAACCGGAGGAGGTGAGAAAGCTGGACAAGCTGAGATTTATCGCCGACAGCGGAACAGAGTACCGTGTAATGGTTTCGGAATCCGCATACAAGACGGTGCAGGACATAGCCAAAGCAACAGGCTTATCCGCTAAGGCGGTAGCAACAAAAATGATAAATTTCGCCGCACGGAATGTAGAAATCGTGTACGGTGAAGAAGAGTAATTTGTCATGTGGCTTAGTGAACCATAAATAAAATAAAGGAGGAATTAAACATGACAAAGCACAGAGTAAGAGTACCGCAGGTAGCGGATATATCGGCGGCGATACGTCTTTATTACGAGCACACCGAGATAGGCAATAAGGACATCAGGGCTATTTTCGGCGATATGGGAAACGGCAGGATCGGCAGGCTTAAGCAGCTTGCACTTGAAGCAATGCACGAACGAGGCACAGTGCACTATAACGCACAGTACGTCAACACAGAGGTTGCTTATGACGCTTGGGGAATAGACATCAAGCGTCTTGAGCGTGGTATTGAACGGCTGAATAAGCTGAATATCGAGGTGATAGCATGAAGATAGGAAAGATAATCGCGTACATATTGTCCCAGCTCCTGCGCTTGTGGGTAACAGCCTCTGCCGCCGTGATGATGTACATACCAATGTCGGCTCTCGCATACGCAGAGCGTGGCTACAAGGCTATCGGCGGTGAGATGTTGCCCGTTGCAATAGTTGCTGTTGCGGTCTGGTACGGGCTGGGATGGCTGATGAAGGTATGGTATAGGGATATGATCGGGGGTGGACGCAAATGAAAGCAAACGACCCTAACGCCCTACTCGCACGTGACGCAAACGAAGCAGCAAGAGCGGGGCTAAGCTATGGGGCGTGGCGGTCACTCAAGGACGGTCAGAAGCTCGCCGACAAGGTACACTTCTGCAGGGCACAGCAGGTGGCGGAGATACAAAGAAAGAGGGGGAAGAAACATGTATAAATGCGAGCGTTGCGACTGGACGGGTGACGAGCCCGGGTACAGAATGGAATATCGTGGTGAGTGCCACGGCGCACCGGCATTTGAACGTGAGCGTTATTGCCCTGCGTGTGAGCGTGGAGATGTGATACATGTATCAGATGAAGACGAAGAATAAAAAAAGAGCTCCCGTAAGGGAGCAAAACAAATATTCAATTCACATTAAGTATAGCACGACAGCTATAATTTGTCAACTAATCAAACAAAAAGGCGCACAGCGTCTTAAATAAACAGGAGGATTTCAAAATGACAGAATTTAAGATCACAGTCGAGGCAACAGCCCTCGCTAACGCAATCGAGAACCTTGCCAGAGCAATATCGGCAAACGGAATGGGCAACACCATCCCTGCGGTTACGGCATCCGTTCCTAAAGTTGCTACGACTCCGGTGTCCACATCCGCACCTGCACAGCAGTTTGTTTCTGCTCCGACAGTTCCGACAGCAACAGCGCCCGTAGTGCCGGTAGCCGCACAGGTACCAGTTACTGTGTCGGCGCCCGTGACCGCTCCGGTTCAGCAGTCCGCAAATGCCGCATCAACACCTATTCCCACTGCCGCACCTACCTATACACTTGATATGCTTGCGGCGGCGGGCTCAGCGTTAATAGACGCAGGTAAGATGAATGATTTGCTGGGCATTCTCAGCCGCTATGGTGTTAATGCGCTAACGGAGTTACAGCCCGCCGTTTATGGAGCGGTAGCCGCAGAACTCAGAAATCTCGGCGCAAATATATAAGGAGGTAGCAATATGCGTAATAAAATCCAGATTAGAATTCCCCGTTCAGCAGAAGGTCGCGTGATCAGAATATCTCCTGCGGCGGAAGCTGTTCTCGCAGAATTACAGCGCACTACGAGATTGCCAATATCTCAGATTGCGTCACAGATGATAATACAGGGTGCAGATTTTGTTGAAATAATCGAGGAGGATGACAATGCCAACACCTGAAAAACACGCACTGCTTTCTGCGTCAGCGTCATCAAGGTGGCTTAATTGTACTGCCGCACCGAGATTTGAAGAACAGTTTCCCGAAACCACATCACAGTATGCAGAAGAAGGAAGAATAGCTCACGCAATGTGCGAATTAAAGGTGCTTAAAACCTTTACAGCCGGAATTAAGCCCAGAAGCTATACCGCACGAATAAACAAAATAAAGGAGATGCCCGGTTACAGTTCTGAGATGGACAGAACCTCAGACCTTTATATCGAGCACCTCAGTCAGTTAGCACTTTCGTATAAGGCAAAGCCCAACATATCCCCGGAAGTGCAGGTAGATCTTACAGGCTACATACCCGGCGGCTTCGGCACTTGCGACTGCATTATGATAGGCGGTGATACACTTAGCATAGTGGATTACAAGCACGGTAAAGGCGTACCAGTATCGGCGGAGGGAAACACGCAGATGCGGTTGTATGCTCTCGGTGCTCTCAAGCGTTATTCACCTGTTTATGGGAACAGTATAAAGAGCATAAGAATGACGATTGATCAACCTCGTATCAGTGATGAAGTCAGTACCGAAACAATATCTGTAGAGGAACTACTCGCTTGGGGTGAAAGCATAAAGCCGATAGCACAGGAGGCCTATACCGGTCCCGGCAAGTTTGTGCCGGGTGAGCATTGCAGATTTTGCAGAGGAAAGGAACACTGTCGTGCCAGAGCCGAACAGTATACAGCCCTTGAAGAATTTAAGGATTGCGTACTACCCGGTACTTCCGGTGATCAGGACAAGCGTATTCTTTCTGACAGCGAAATAGGTGACCTGCTTACAAAAGGTGCTGAACTCGTGAAATGGTATAAGGATCTCGAGGAATATGCACTCGGTGCAATCCTTAAAGGCGTTAACATACCCGGTTGGAAAGCAGTCCAGGGGCGCAGTAACAGAACCTTTTCCGATCAGGATAAAGCTATTGATGCAGTTATCAAAGCAGGTTATGATGAAGCCCTGGTGTATGAGAGAAAACCCAAAACTCTTACCGAGCTTGAAAAGCTTATGGGTAAAGCTGATTTTACCGAAAAGGTCGGCGCTTATGTTATCAAGCCGCCCGGCAAACCTACTCTTGCGCCCTTATCGGATAAAAGAGAGACGTACAGTCCTGCGGCCGCCGATTTTGCGGAGGTGGGCAAGTGAACGAACAGCATCTTGTAACTATATCGTTTCCGGAAGGTTATTTTAAGATTCTTTATGAGGACTATCTTAAACAGCGACCGTTGTCGGTTATAAAAAAGCTGATGCGGATCGCCTATGATAACTTTTCGCTGAATTCGCACGATATACGCAAAATATGGCATTACGTATTATCGGAGCAGGACGCTAAAAGGCAGAAATGGCACGAAGAAAGCAAAACATACAAGGAAGAATATGTTGCTTTGCAGTTCCTGTTTGATTTAACTGAAAAGGAAATCAAAGAAATCAAGGCTAAAAATAAAAAATTGCTCTCGAACGTAATTAAAGCAAAGCGTGATTTCGAGCGTTGGTGCAAGATTGTTGCACTAATGGAAGAATTAAACGTCAAAATGGGCATTGCCCTTTAAGAAAGGAAAATATTATGTACCAGAACATAGCAACCAAAGTTTTAACCGGAGAAGTAAGGCTGTCTTACACGAATCTCACAGCCCCCGTTCCCTCGAAAAGTGATCCTAACGGCAAACCTAAATATTCGGTTACCATACTCATCCCCAAGTCAGACACCGCTACTAAAGCGGACCTTGACGCCAGCTTTATGGCGGCGTATAACGAGGGCATAACTACAAAATGGGGCGGAGCAAGGCCGCAGGCTCAGTCAGTAATCCATGATGGTGACGGTCTCCGACAGAGCGGTACTCCTTATGGGGAGGAATGCAAAGGGCACTGGGTGCTTACCGCAAGCAGTATAAACAAGCCTCAGGTTGTCGGTATAGATAATATCAACTGTGAATTGGCTCCGTCTGATATCTACAGCGGAATGTACGGAAGGGTCACAATTAACTTCTACCCCTATAATGCCGGCGTTAATAAAGGTGTCGGTTGTGGGCTCGGAAACGTACTTAAAACCCGTGACGGTGAAGTGCTTTCGGGCGGTGCTACAGCGGCAAGCGACTTCAACGGTTTAGGGCAGAGTGTACAGGTATACCCGCAGACCGCTCCTATTCAGGGTACGCCTGTGTATCAGCAGACTGTAGCGCCTGTTCAGCCGACAGGTGTCAATCCTATAACAGGGCTTCCTTTCTGATAAAGGAGGCCAAATGCACCACTTAAATATTGACCTTGAAACATTTTCAAGCGAACCTATCGGAGAAACGGGGGCTTTTAAATACATAGAAAGCCCTGACTTTGAAATCCTGTTATTCGCATACTCTTTAAATGGTGCGCCTGTTACGGTAATAGATCTTGCGCAGGGAGAGACAATACCGCCCGAGATAACAGCGGCGGTTTTCTCTCCCGATTGCATAAAACACGCATATAATGCCGCTTTTGAGTGGGGGTGCCTATCAAAGTATTTCGGTAAGGCACTTCCGCTTGAGCAGTGGCGGTGCACAATGTTGCACGGATTGTATGCCGGTTATACAAAAGGTCTTGATGCAACCGGCAGAGCTTTAGGGCTTCCTGAAGACAGGCGCAAACTTAACACCGGAAAGGCCCTTATCAGATATTTTTGTTGCCCGTGTAAAGCAACAAAGGCAAACGGTATGCGCACAAGAAATATGCCGTCACACGACCTCGAAAAATGGAAGCTGTTTAAAGAATATAACCGCAGAGATGTAGAAGCCGAAATAGAAATAGAACGCAGATTATCAGCTGTCACGGTCCCTGACTTCGTTCAGAGAGAATGGGAAACTGATCTCGAGATAAACCACAGGGGAGTTGCGGTAGACATGGATTTTGTAAACGGTGCGCTTGAAATAGGAAGCGCCACACGAAATGCACTGATAGAAGAAGCCGTGAAGATAACCGGTCTTGATAATCCGAACAGCGTTGCACAGTTGCAAGGGTGGCTGGAAAACGAAACAGGTGAAGAAATAGAATCTTTACGCAAGGACACCGTAGCAAAAATGCTGACGGCGAATGATAACAGTGCCGAAGTACAGCGTATGCTCGAAATACGTCAGGAACTCGGCAAGACAAGCACTAAAAAATATAACGCTATAGAAAAAGCGGTTTGTCGTGATAACAGAGTACGAGGGCTTTTGCAATTCTACGGAGCGAACAGAACAGGAAGGTGGGCGGGTCGTCTTGTACAGGTGCAGAACCTGCCGAGAACTTATATTGAGCCTTTGCCGTTTGCAAGAACTCTTGTTAAAGACAGAAAAGCAGACGCTCTCAGATTTGTTTACGGAAGTGTTCCGGACACGCTTTCACAACTCATACGGACCGCTTTTGTTGCCGCAGAGGGTAATGTTCTTATAGATGCTGATTTCTCGGCCATTGAAGCCCGTGTTATATCATGGCTCGCCGGCGAAGAATGGCGGCTTGAGGTATTCCGCACTCACGGAAAAATCTATGAAGCGTCTGCTTCACAGATGTTCGGCGTTCCGATTGAGCTTATAAAAAAGGGCAATCCGGAATATGCTTTGCGTCAGAAAGGCAAGGTAGCAGAGCTTGCTCTCGGCTATCAGGGCGGTACTTCTGCACTTATTACTATGGGCGCACTTAATATGGGTATACCTGAAAGTGACCTGCCCGATATAGTGCATCGGTGGCGAGATGCCAACAGACGTATAAGAGACTTATGGTATGCCGTGGATAATGCAGCGGTTCAGGCGGTCACGAACGGCGGAGCTGTCGGTGTGCGTAACATTATAGTTTCCAAAGAATACAACGCCGCCTTGAATACAGACAGTCTGACAATTACTCTACCGAGTGGCAGAAAGCTCTATTATATATCTCCTCAGATCTATGAGAATCAGTGGGGATCGCCGTCGATTGCTTATATGGGTATGGATCAGAAAACAAAAAAGTGGAAACGGCTCGAAACATACGGCGGAAAGCTCGTTGAGAATTGTGTTCAGGCTATAGCACGAGATTGTCTCGCCGGAGCAATAACACGCCTGGAAGAAGCCGGACTTCCTGTTGTGTTTCACATTCATGACGAAGTAGTAATCGATTGTCGTAAAGATACGGCAAGCCTTGAAGATGTTATAAGAATAATGACCGAACCTATACCGTGGGCACCGGGATTACCTCTTGGCGCTGACGGTTGGGTCGGCGACTTCTTCAGAAAGGATTAAGAGAACAGTTTATGTTATTTGACCGAAAAATAACTATTTCCTGCGGGTCAAGCAGAAAAGCGACTGTGTGGAAAGCACAGACACTTATGCTGTCGGAACTGTGGGAGAAATTGAAAATCCCGGCAAGAAGCACGGAAACGCTTGCTGATTATATGAATATGAAAAAGGCTCAGCAGGATGATCTTAAAGATGTCGGCGGATATGTTGGCGGTACTCTTAACGGAACCAGGCGTAAGGCAAATAACGTTATTGGCAGAGACATAGTTACCCTCGACCTTGACAGTATTCCGGCAGGATATAAAGATGATATTCTGCGGAGAGTTGAAGCTCTCGGCTGCGGATACTGCGTTTACAGCACAAGAAAGCATCAGCCTTCCGCACCGAGACTGCGTGTAATACTTCCACTTGATCGCACTGTCACTGCCGATGAGTATGAGCCTATAGCACGAAAACTTGCTGAGTATATAGGTATCGAATTTGCTGATCCGTCTACTTTTGAAGCCTGCCGCTTAATGTACTGGCCGAGCTGTTGCTCAGACGGAGAATATGTGTATATAGTAGGCGATAAGCCTTTCACTTGCGCCGACGGTATTTTGGCCTTATATGCCGACTGGAGAGATGTCTCGACCTGGCCGAGCATACCGGGGCAGCAGGCTGTTAAGAAGCTGGCTGTAAAGCAGGGTGATCCTGATGCTAAGAATGGCGTTGTCGGCGCTTTCTGCCGTACTTACGATGTATATCGTGCAATGTCAGAATTGTTACCGGGAATATACGAGTCGGTTGATGATTCTTCAGAACGTTTCACCTATCTTGGCGGATCAACCACCGGCGGCGCTGTTGTCTACGAAAACGGCAAGTATTTATACAGCCATCATGCTACAGATCCGTGCAGCGGCAGGCTTGTAAATGCTTTCGACCTTGTACGGCTGCACAAGTTTGCGGATAAAGATGACGAGGCTTCAATAGGTACTCCGACAAACAGACTGCCTTCATTCAGTGCAATGTGCGAATTTGCGTGCGGAATAAATGAAGTTTCGGCACTGCTCAGCAAAGAACGGTATGATTCAGCGGTAAAAGATTTTGAAGGCGTAAGCGATACGACTGATTGCGTTGAAGATGAAAACTGGATGCAGTTGCTTGAGAAAAGCACGCAGACGGGCGCAATACGCTCTACTATAGATAACGTGAAAATCATACTTGAGCACGATCCTTTGCTTAAAGGAAAGTTTGCTTTGAATGAATTTGCGGGCAGGGGCGAGGTGCTGGCGGCGTTACCGTGGGACAAGAACAATAAGCGCAGGCTGTGGGACGATAACGATATAGCAGGGCTGTATTGGTATCTTGAACGTGTATATAAAATTACCGGCAACGGAAAGATAGACGGGGCGTTATCGCTCCATTCACACGCACACGCATTCAATCTTGTAAAAAACTATCTTACGGGGCTTAACGGTAAATGGGACGGAGTGCCCCGTCTTGATACGGTTTTCATTGATTATCTGGGTGCGCAGGACAACCCATACAACAGGGCTGTTACCCGTAAGGCATTCACGGCCGCTGTTGCCAGAGCAATGACGCCCGGTTGTAAGTTTGATAATATGCTTATCCTGACGGGTTCTCAGGGCATAGGAAAATCAACTTTACTTGATAAAATGAGCCGAGGGTGGTTCAATGACAGCATAAGGACGTTTGAGGGCAAAGAAGCAAGCGAGCTTCTCCAGGGCGTATGGCTCGTTGAAATAAGCGAGCTTGACGCATTCAGACAGTCAGATGTAAGCAGAATCAAGCAATTTCTCAGCTTACGGGCAGACCGCTTTCGAGCGGCTTACGGAAGAAATGTTAAGGAACTGCCCAGGTCGTGCGTGTTCTTCGGTACTACCAATAATACTGAGTTCTTACGGGATACAACGGGAAACCGCCGCTTCTGGCCCGTTGACACGGGAGAACAAAAGGCTGTGAAGAGCGTATGGCACGATCTTGACAACGAAATAGACATGATATGGGCGGAGGCTCTGGTAAGATGGCAAGGCGGAGAACCGTTGTATCTCAGCGGTGAAATAGAAAGCGTCGCTAAGGACAAGCAGGAAGAACACAGAGAGGTATCAAGCAGAGAAAGTATAGTGCGTGCTTTCGTAGAAAAACAGATACCGAGCGATTGGCAGAAGTGGCCGCTTGACCGTAGAAGAATGTACTGGGGCGGTGCAGTTACCGGGGCAGAAAATCTGACGCTTGTGGAGCGCAGAAGCGTATGCGCCGCCGAGATATGGTGCGAGGCTTTAGGCGGGAACATCAAAGATATGAAAAATACAGACACCCGTGAGCTTAATGCTATCGTAGCTATGATGCCCGAATGGAAAAGGACGGAAAATCCTATACGTCAAGGACCTTATGGCGTAGTCAGAGGATTCAGAAAAACGTAACAATCTGCCGTAACAAACACGAAACAAAATAGGTTTTCGGTCAAAAACGTTACAAACGTTTGTAACAATTTGTAACAATTAAAAAGCAATTGTTACGAGAATTGTTACGCTATAAACCGCAGGGTTAAGCGAAAAATCTTAAAATGTAACAATTACAACAATTATTCTATATAGAGTAGTGTAAATAGAGGATTAGAGGGTATATATACGTTCTAATCCGCCTGTATGCACACGCGTATAGGAAAAATGCTGAAATTGTTACAATCAAAAAGGAAAAAAGAGGAATTAAAATTGCTTGAAAGTAATATTGAAAAATATCTCGTATCCAGAATTAAGCAGGAATGCAATGGTATGGCACTGAAGTTTGTATCACCAGGGTTTAACGGGGTGCCTGACAGAATCATATTTCTTCCCGGAGGAAAAATAGTTCTGGCGGAGCTTAAAGCACCGCAGAAAAAGCTGAGAGCCTTACAGACTTATGTCTGCGATCTTCTTGAAGCAACAGGCGTAAAAGTGTTCAGAGCGGTCGATTCAAAAGAAAAGGTTGATAATCTGATAGAGGAGCTGAAAAGAAATGATATATAAACCGCACAATTACCAGGCATATTGCATTGACAGGATAGTAAAAGACCCTGCGATAGGCTTGTTTTTACGTCCCGGGCTTGGTAAAACCTCAATCACTCTGTCGGCGATAAACACTCTGAAATATTATCACTGGAGTATCGGCAAGGCGCTTGTGGTGGCTCCGAAAAAAGTTGCCGAGGGTACCTGGAGTAAAGAGGCAGGCAAGTGGGATCACTTGAAGCATCTCAGAGTAGTTACGGTTCTCGGCTCTCTGGCCAAACGTGTACGAGCTCTTAATACTCCCGGTGATGTGTATGTTATCAATCGTGAGAACGTCCCCTGGCTTGTCGAGTATTACCGACAGGACTGGCCGTTTGATATGGTTGTGCTTGACGAAAGTACAAGTTTCAAGAACAGCAGCAGTAAGCGGTTTAAAGCAATGAAACTTATACGTCCGCTGTGCAAAAAGGTTATACTGCTTACAGGAACACCTTCATCAAAGGGACTTATGGATCTGTGGGCGCAGATATATCTTCTCGATGAAGGGGCGAGGCTCGGAAAAAACATCACACAGTTCAGAGAGCGCTATTTCATAGCAAATACGCACGGCGGGCATTTTACGGATTACAAGCCTAAAGACGACGCAGAGCCCGCCGTACTGAAAGCCATAAGCGATATCTGCGTCAGTATGAAAGCAGAGGATTATTTGGAGCTGCCGCAGTGTATCGAGCATGAAATCCCGGTTATACTTGACGATAAGGTCAAAAAGGAATACGCACAGTTCGAGAGAGATTTACTGCTTCAGATAGACGAAAACACGATAACAGCACAATCGGCAGGGGTGCTTACGGGAAAGCTGCTTCAGTTTTGCAGTGGGGCCATTTATGATAATGACCACAAAGTTGTCAAGCTTCACGATTGCAAGATAGACGCATATATGGAGTACATAGAACGCCTTAACGGCGAACCGTGCATAACCTTTTACGGATTTCAGCATGACAAGGAGCGTATTCTTCAGGCACTTGCAAAGACAAAGCTTAACGTGAGGGTATATAACGGACCTGATGACGAAGATCTGTGGAATGCAGGCAAGATTGATGTTTTGCTTGTACATCCGTCAAGCTGTGCCTACGGACTTAATCTCCAGGCAGGCGGACGGCATATTGTCTGGTTTACACCTAATTGGAGCTTTGAGCTTAACGATCAGGGCAAGTGCCGGTTATGGCGTCAGGGCTCGCCGTACGATAAGGTTTATGTGGCATATCTGGTTGTTCAGGGCTGTGTTGACGAGGACGTTATGGCGGCTATAAAGGACAGAACCGATACACATGAGACAGTTATGAGAGTGCTTAAAGCGAGAATACAGAAGCTGAAAGGAGAAATTTAAATGAGTAGTTTTTACGAGTGCGAAATGAGACCCGGTTGCGTTGCCAGCCACAATAGGTATGGCAGTGTTACGCTTGTCACAGCTCTTGTGACGGAAGATTATCCTCAGCTGTGGGCTGTAGAGGCAAGAGATGGTGAGTTAAAAATTGTGCGTGAGGATGATTTGTACGATTTCGGATACTATGGGGAGTGATAGAATGACAAAGCAGAAACTTAAAGATTACCGTTACACCTGCAAGTGTAGCAAGCAGGAGGAAAAATATGAGTGAATGGATAAGCGTGGAAGATAGACTTCCTGAAAAACAGTCGTGGAATCACATCGCCATCCTTGACACAAAAACAGGCAGAATCAGTGTAGAGCAAGACTTATATGCTATTGAAACGGCCGAAAAATTTAAGCAGAAAAAAGGGTTTTGCAAAGATGGAAGATTTAACGGCCGTGAAGTCGTCATTGCTTGGATGCCGTTTCCTGAACCGCCGATAAGTAAGCAGGTAACGAGTAGTAAACGCAAACCCGCAACGGAAACCTGCTTGTTTTGTGGGCAAGTAATACCGAAGTGGATAAAGTGGGAGGACAAGCTTCCGCCGGATCAGGAAGAGGTGTTAGTATGCACTGTGTCACAAAAAGGAATACGAAACATCGATAAAGGATATTGGTCTATCGATCATTTTATCCATAGAGGGCATGCACGGGTTACTCATTGGATGCCGCTTCCAGAAGCGCCTAAGGAGGAAAAATGAAAGCTGTATTAAAATATCCCGGCGCAAAGTGGCGAATATCAGAATGGATTATCTCACATTTTCCCGAACACAAAGTATACTGCGAGCCGTTTTTCGGCAGCGGAGCAGTATTTTTCAACAAACCGCAAACCTACATAGAAACGATAAACGATATAGACGGGAATATCGTAAACCTTTTTAAGGTGTGCAGGGATAACCCGGAGGAACTCGCACGGCTAATAGAATTTACGCCGTTTGCCAGAGAAGAATTTGAGAATTGTTACGATAAATCGGATGATTCCTTAGAACAAGCTCGGCGAACGCTCGTGCGGTATCATCAGTCTTTCGGAACGAGCAACAGCAGTAAAAAGTCGTGGAGAAATGTTCAGACCTACGGAGGGCCGAGAACAGCAACCATGTGGAACTATCTGCCCGGAAGAATATCGGAGATTTGTGCAAGGCTTAAAGAAGCACAGATTGAAAATATCGACGCAATAGAGTTAATACGGCGCTACAACGATGAAAATACGCTTTTATATTGCGATCCGCCCTATCTGCAGAGCCTTAGAAGGAAAAATATGTATTCATGCGAATTGTCGGAGGAGTACCACATAAATCTGCTGAGTGTACTTAAAGAAAGCAAGTCCAAAATCGTGTTGAGCGGGTACGATAGTCAGCTGTACAACTCAATGCTTTCAGGGTGGAATACCGATGAGAAGCAGACAACGGCTCAGATGGGTAAACATCGAGTAGAAAAAATATGGTTTAATTTTTGAGAGGAGGACGCAGAATGACATTATCAGATTTAGAAAAATACCGTGCAAATTGTGAGCTGCTTGAATGTATAGACAGGCAACTCGGCAAGAAAAAAGTGCTGATAAGTACTCAGGGTTCAGCGGGACCGCCGGCATATCAGCTTGTGACAAAAAAAGACGAAGGTTATATACACGGGCTTGGTACTGTATCGCTTCTTAATGAGAAAAGCCGTATAGAAGCCGAAAACGAGAAAATATGTGCTTTTATAGACGCAATACCGGTCAGACGATTTCACAAGGCGCTGAAGCTGTATTGCATAGGCTGTGGATCTAAGACGTTTACATGGGACGAGGTTGCAGGTATGTGTGATGAAACGAGCGGAGAATCATTACGCAAGGCATTAGACAGATATTTCAAAGAATTGTCCGCTGATGTCCGTTAATGTCCGCAAATGTCCGTTAATGTCCGCCATTGTCCTATTGATGTCCGAAATCAAGTGTGCTAAAATTAGAATGGGAAAACTACAACAATAAGTTTTCCTCCTGAACCCCGGCACTCAAACGGTGTCGGGTATTCTTATACCCAAAAGAAAGGACGGTGTACCGCCAATGACCGAAAGACAGAAGAAATTTGCCGAATATTACGCTCAGTGCGGTAACGCCGCTCAGAGTGCGATACAGGCAGGATACAGCAAAAAGTATGCAAATACTAATGCTTCAAAATTACTACAAAATACTACAATTACGGAATACATAAAACAGCTCACCGAAGACGCCCAGACTGCACGCATAATGACCGCAAGAGAACGGCAGGCGACACTTTCCGATATAGCTAAGGATAAGCAGAACGAGCTGTCGGACCGTATCAGAGCTATTGACACGCTGAATAAGATGACGGGGGAGTATGTGGCAAAGATACAGGCAGAAGTCAGAACTTCTGACAAGCTCTCCGATGTATTTGCTCAGATAGGCGGTGAGGGGCTTGACGAGTAGTTTTCCTCTGTCACAAAAATATATCGACTTCATCAACAGCGTGCATAATGTGACAGCGGACTTTCTCGAAGGTACTACCGCAAGCGGAAAGACAACCGTCGGCGCAGGCGTAAAGTTCATGCGTATGGTGTCGGCAAGTAGAAAGAAGCTCCACGTTATCGCCGCAAAGACAACCGGCAAGGCAGAAGAAACGATTATTCAGCAGGACAACGGCATTCTTGACCTTCACGCAAACGCAAAGTATTTCGGCAACGGCGATAAGGATTATAAACTGCCGCATATCAAGTTTGAGGGCAAGATAATCTATGTTCTCGGATATGACAACAAGGATAAATGGCAGATGGCACTCGGCGCTCAGTTCGGGTGCGTCTATATCGACGAGATAAATACCGCCGATATAGAGTTCGTCCGTGAGATGTCTACCCGAAATGATTACCTTATGGCTACCCTGAACCCCGATGATCCGGGCTTGCCGGTGTATAAAGAGTTTGTCAACCGCTCACGTCCATACAAAAAATACGCCTGTGACGTGCCAGATGAAATAATGAAAGAGCTTACGGAAGAACCTGTGCCGGATTGGCGGTACTGGTTCTTTACTTTTCGTGATAATCTTTCGCTGACCGATGAGGACATACAACGAAAGATGCTTGCCGCCCCGAAGGGTACTAAGCTGTACAAGAACAAGATACTGGGCTTGAGAGGGCGTGCAACGGGGCTTGTTTTCGATTTACAACCCCGTAATATAATTTCACTCGGTACGGCGCAAGGCTTTAAATTCGAGCGGTTCTCGGCGGGTTTAGATACAGCCTACTCGCAGTCCTCACCTGATACGATAGCATTTACGTTTGTGGGGATCACGGCGGACCGCAAATGCGTAACGCTTGACGAGGAAACATACAACAATCGTGACCGCCGTGTGCCGCTTACACCGTCCGATATTCCGAAAATCTTTACCGATTTTCTTGAAAGAAATCGCAAGCTGTGGGGCTTTGCAAAAGATGTCTACATAGACAGCGCAGATCAGGCAACGATACTCGAATGCCAGAAGTTCAAGCGGCTTTCGGGAAGCCTGTATAACTTCATACCTGCGTTCAAGAAAACGAAAATAATCGACCGTATTCACTTGCAGTCAGCGTGGCTGGCGGCAGGTGATTTTTATATCCTGGAACATTGCAAAAATTACATAGCGGAGCTTAACATATACAGCTGGAAAGAGGATAAGGCAGAGCCGGAGGACGGCAACGATCACTGCATAAACTCCTGCCAGTATGCCTGGCTTCCGTTCAAATCACTTATAGGGAGCGTGAAAACAGATGAAATTTGACATAGGAGAGAAAGTCAGACAGATGTTTCTGAACTGGCTCAATATAAATCCTGCATCGGAGCAGACCTTTGTCCTGAACGAAAGAACGGGGCTTATGGCGGACATTCTCCGGGCGAAGCTGTGGTACAGAGGTGACGCATATGAGCTGTCGCAGTTCTTCAAGCAGCTCGGCTGCGGCACAAATTCTTTCTGGGGGAGCGTTCCCGATAACGAGAAAGTCCGCAAGATACACAGCGGCTTTCCCGCCATTTTAGCCGATTAACCCCGCTATATCCGTTTTTTGGATATT